GTCGTAAAGACAATCGTCAAGAATTACAAAAGCTCGCGGATCAATTGTGCTTCTTTTAAAAGTCTCCATTTCTTTTTTAATCTGCTTTAAAACAGACTTTTGTCGCTTTAAAATGTTCTCAACGATTGCAGTGTTGTATTCATTGTGAATAAACAACTTTGGAACCATTTTTCCATAGAAACCGTTACCTTCTTCTGTTCCGGCCACCACAACTCCAATGGGAATATCTTGATGATAGAATAACAAGTCTCTCACAAGAAACGATTTACCAGTATCACGACGACCAATTAAAACAACGACCGGCCCTTTAGATTCATTCGGTTTGAAACTAATCGTTTTCATATCAAATTTCTTGAGTTCTAAAGTCATGATATTCTTGTTATTGTTACTTTAGAAAATTCATTTAATTTATAAAACGCACATTACTAAAACTAATACACTCGTTTTGAATTGAGTTAAAAAATAATAAAAGTAATATATTATTTAGCTAATGGATAACAATACTCTTAAAATTAACTATGAAAAGAGAAAAAATTCTGAGTTATTCAAATCATTCCAAAACGAAGAATTAACTTTTCTCTCACAAGTGCAAAATTATATACCCATCTACAAAAGGTTTTTCTTATTGAACGAAACAAATTACAACTCCCTCAATTTAAATCATCCTTGGTTTTTGGCAACTATTAAAAATAATGTAGACGACTCTAAGAATTTATATAGTTGTTCCATTCAACACTCCGAGTCTAGAAAGATTAAAAAGAAAAACGTATTTTTTAAAATGGCGCCTCTCTTGGATCCATTCAAATTCTTAATCGGAAAATACAATGTAAATGATCCAATATTATTGAAATTGCCAAATTTTAATTCAGATATAGGAGATGTGCACCCCAAAATATTGGATAGTAATAATTCTGCGTACGTTGACGGATTCTTCTCGTTTCTTGCAAGCATGTTGATCCAAAATTACAAGTTTATTAATGGGGTTGATTATTACGGGTCGTTTTTGGGAATAAAAAATAATTTTAAACTCAACGTTATTGACGACTTGGAGTACCTCTGCAAATCAGAGTTTTTCAATAAAAACAAAAACGTGGCTTTCCAAGTTGATGATTATAGCTTTTTATATGAACAAGACAAAGAGGAATCTAAACCTCCGATAAAAATAGATCACAATTTGAGTAATAAATCGGCTCTATCAGCGAAATCAATTGATAATTCCCTCTTTGATGATATATTCACTATAGATGAAACCGCGGATGCTCACATTACATTGGCCGATTTGAAAGATAATAATGTTGAATTGGTTGATATTACAAATTCCGACTTTTTTACTTCAAAAGAGCTGAGAACAACCACAATAAAATCTTCTTCAACGTGTTCGTCGCGAACATCTCACACATCAAATAATGAAAACGAAAATGATGTAGAAAACAATGATCTATTGGAAAGCGAAAGCGACAACAACGAACCCGATCAAGAAGACAATTCCGGGTCGGATGTGTGGACAGATGACAATTCTTCAGAAGAATGCGAGGAGCAAGAAATATACGCAACAATACCCGAATTCCCAGTTCAAATTATTTGCATGGAAAATTGCGAAAACACGTTTGACGATTTAATTATAAACAATGAACTTACTCATGGAGAATGGTTCTCAGCGTTATTCCAAATAATTATGGTTTTAATTACTTATCAAAAGGCGTTTTCATTCACTCACAATGATTTACACACTAATAATGTGATGTATAATTCAACTGACGAAAAATATATTTACTACTGTTATAGAAAGACTTATTATAAGATTCCCACTTATGGTCGCATATTTAAAATCATTGATTTTGGAAGAGCCATTTACAAATTTGACGGCAAATTGTTTTGCAGCGATAGTTATCAACCAGGTGCCGATGCTGCCACACAATATAACACAGAGCCATATTTTAATGAAAAGAAACCCAGATTAGAGCCAAATTATAGCTTTGATTTGTGTCGTTTGGCGTGCTCCATATTTGATTATATCATTGAGGATTTAGACGAAATAACTGATTTGGATGCGTGCGAACCCATTGTTAAGATCATTTATGAATGGTGCTTGGACGACAATGGCATAAATATTCTTTATAAAAACAATGGAGTAGAGAGATATCCCGATTTCAAACTTTACAAAATGATTGCCCGTTGCGTTCACCACCACACGCCTCAAGCTCAGCTTGAACGAGAAGAGTTTAAAAGATTTTCTGTTTCAAAATCTAGCGTTCCTCCTGGAGAGAATATTGTCAACATAGACGCAATCCCCGTTTTTTCAAGTGAAACTGCTACACCGTGAGAGAGTTTTTAGATTAAGTTATAAAGTTATTTTATTTGTTTATTAAATAAAATGACTCCTGACAATTTCGGGTTTATAATAACGAGACACGTTAATTCAGAAACAACGAACAAATATTGGAATGAATGCATTCTCCACATTAGACGTTGTTATCCTCTAAAGAAAATTGTTGTCATTGATGATAATAGTAACCCCGACTTTTTAAAGGCAAATTATGAATATAAAAATGTAGAATATATAGAATCAGAATTTAAAGGCCGGGGCGAGCTTTTGCCGTATTACTATTTTTTCAAAGAACACTATTTTGACAACGCAGTAATAATACACGATAGCGTATTTATGCAAAATAGAATTCCATTTGAGCATCTTATAAAAAAAGGAATAAAAGTTCTTCCTTTGTGGCATTTTCATAACGAGAAAAAGGAGAATTTTAATAATACATTGAGACTTGTTGGAACTCTTTCAAATAATTATGAAATAATGAGCACATTATTGCAAAATAAGGAGTATGATGTGTTGGGACCTGCAAATAAAGAAATATGGTCGGGGTGTTTCGGCGTTCAAAGTTTTATTAATCGCGATTTTCTTATTGACATTAGAAATAAATACAACTTGTTTAATCTATTAAACGTCGTGACTTGTCGCTCTGATAGATGTTGTTTAGAGAGAATAATGGGAGTCATCTTCTTTATTGAATATTTGCGGAGGCTGAGAATGAATTCTTTATTGGGTGACATTAAAAAATACTGCGAATGGGGTTATACATATAACGAACATTGCGAGAATGCTCGTAATAAAAAAATACCTAGATTGCCAGTGGTTAAGGTATGGAGTGGTAGATAAATTAGATTAGAATCCTTAAATGTCTTCCAAAAATGCCGCGTCCGAAATAGCGTAAATGTCTTCCAGTGCATAGAGTTCACATTTTTCGCGGTAATTAAAACTATTAAAACAAACTGAATCAAAATTTTCAAATTGGTATCCAAAAGTACAGTTCAAATCGTATGTCACTGGCTTCCCGGCTTTAGTGTGCTTCAAAATTGTCAAATCTGCCGCCCGAATGGCAATGCCATAGCAGTTTAAGTAAATAACCTCTTCGGTGGCGGGCAACCACATTACATATTTTCCGTTGGTCTTGAGACGATAATTTACCCTAGAATCCGTATTAATTTTTACAAGACCTTTGCCTGTTGCCATCAACGTGGGTTGCACTGACATTTTTTTGGATTTGGTTTTAGATTTGGTTTTACTTTTAGTTTTACTTTTGCTTTTGGATTTGTTGCTTTTTATTTTTTATAAAATAAGGTTTCAATTTTTTTTGTAAATGTTTTATTTTTAGAATCCGGGATTGTCTGTAAAAACCGCGGGATTTACTACGGCATTTTCCCCACCTTCTTGAATAACCGGTTTCAATTGGTCAATAATAAATAACCCAGAAACAACGCTAAAATATACTAAAAGGGAATCGCGAATAAGAAATTTGAGAGGTTTGCTTTCCCTGTCAACAAATCGCATTTCAATAAACTTAACTATAAAATAAACAAATGATATTATTCCCGCGATGACAAATGTATTCATTTTTATAATTTAAATGACTACATTCTTATTTTTAGTTTTACGCAATTTAGCTATTAGATTTATGCTAAAACTTCAACGTCATCTAACAATAAATCGGGTTCCAATCGCATTTCAGGGAATTCAATGTTATGAACATCTAAATTATCCAATGCTACGTCTTGATCAAAAATTTGCAATCTAACTTTTTCGTCTTCATAATCATCTTCCTCTTCCAGTCTTCTTTGCGCGTTTCTCATTGCGCTAATTTCTTCCAGTCTCTCGTAATTCTTGGGCGCATCAACAACTTGAACGTTGTTTTCCGAATCCGCTGCATAATCAATGTCACTAAATGACAACTTTGATGATGAAGAATTGCCACCTCCTAGCGCATCGTCTTCATTTGACAAACTTGGGAATGCAATTTGAGCTTCCAATCTATTTTGCTCTAAAATAGAAGAAATATCATTTGACTCCAATTGTTTTGGAGAAGAATCTTCGGGTTCCACCGCAATGGGTTCTCTGGTCTCAGAGATAATCTGCGCAGGACCGTCTTGCTTGACATCTTTATTAGGATCTTCAATCTCTTGCTCTTTAATTTCTTCAACAACGTGTTCCTCAATAGTTTCGTCCATATAAGCCTGTAAAATAGCTTCAACGGGAATGCTGTCTCTCACCGTATTTAAAATACATTCTTGCACAATGATTTCCAATTCTCTGTGATGCTTTTGCGTTTGCAATGGAGGTATGCCTATTTCAAACAAATATACATTCTTGTATATCTTTCTAGCAACATTAATATAAATTTTATGGATGAAATCATCAAGCTTGGGAATCGTTATGTCAATCTTTTTCTGTTTTTGCCCAACGCGAATAGCTGACAACAATTTAAGTTGAATAATGTGAACACATGTCACTAAATCTTCTAAATAACCACATCCACTTTTTTCTACAATGCGATTCTTTTCGTTTTCAATAATATTTGAGTTCCACTTGGGAATTCTTGTGATGAAATTTTGAAACGTCATTAAATACTTATCCATCTCGTTGTTCTCTCTACACAACTTAACGGCTTCATCAAAAATAGATCGCAACCCGTCAATAATATGAGGAGTAACTATTGTTAGCAAACGTGAACCCCATTCATTTTTTGATTCATGCAAACTAGACACATTAAAATCATCCATGTTTACATAAATGATATATTTTCTAAATTGTATTCTAAACTCAAAAAGACAAAATTCAAAATGAATAAAATGAGTATTTTCTCGTTTCTAAACTCTTTCCTGATTTTATTAAAGGCGAACAGCAACTCAAATCGTTTTTCTTCTCTAAAATTATTTATTTTTATATTCGTAGGCTTTTCTAGAAACTGGATTAAATCCAAACCGCTGTATCCCTTCTCGTATAATTTCGTTGAAAAACTAATCAAATCGTCGTGCGTTAATTTTAAATTGACTGAAAGTTTTTGTAGTTCCTTTTTTAACCACTCCAAACGGTGAGTTTTTACATCTTTCATTTTAAAGGTTTCTGCCAGGTTAAACTTGTATAAATTAATAACAGACCCATTATAACTGGGCTCCGGAACATAAATCTCGCAAAATCTTGACAATATCGGCTTTAAAAGCTTATATTTATCCTCAACAATAATGAAAAACCTGGTTGTGTGACTAAACAATTCAATGCATCTTCTAAGAGCTGATTGCGCGTCTATTGTCAACTTATCTGCATTCAATAAAACAATGCTCTTGAAAATATCTCCGCCATTTGAGTTAATGTGAGTTTTTGCAAAGAATTTTAGTTCCTCGCGGATGAACTTAATTCCCTTTCCATGAGCACAGTTTACATACATAACAAAGGTCTTTATTCTCTCTTTGTCTCCATTATAAATTATGTTAATAAAGTCGTTTACAATCGTTCTTTTTCCGCAACCAGATTGGCCATGAAAAATTATATTTGGCGTTTTATGCTTATCGTGAAAGTATTTTAATTTTTCTATAATGGATTGATGTATATTTAATGACATGTTATGTAAGTTATGCCAGTTTTTTTTATATTATATTATACGCTATTTATATTTGTTTCCATTGTTTGTCTTTGTTTCCATTTGTGCGTCTTACACCGCGTCAGATCGCAACAAGAGGTATTTTGAATATATCTGATTAAACATCTCATAAGACAAATTTGGCAATAATTCCGACGATGGAAGTGTTACAGAACAACCTCCCGATTCTAATACAGAAACGTCAAACCTGATAATATTATTATCAAGCGAATGAAAGATTATTTGTTTTATTTCATCAACACTTTCCTTATTAACGTGCAAATGAACTGATATCTTTGAAGCCGGCATTCCAAAAAACAAACAATTGTCAACAATATATTTGTAATCTTCAAACTTGAGAGATCCACAGGTGTCCGACAAACAAAATTCATTAAATTGAGGGAACGTTTTATGATATTTTAAGATTTCATGAACAATAACATCGTTATCTATCCTTCCTTCTAAAGGGCATTCATTTATGCAAGATATGTATAACTTTGTTTTAAAACCCGTAGAGCTTGAAACAACCGTCTTATATATTTCCTCCAATTCTATCTGAGTTTCGCCAATAGTCTTGTTTACGTTTTTCTTTTGAAAACTATTTGACAGAGAAGCCAAAAAAGAAAAGTTCTTTATTCCATTTTTAATACCAATATCAAACCCCTTTTTATTTGGAGCAACAATATAAATCTCTGGATCATAATTTGCAGCTGTTTTAATAAAATTGGCTGCATATTCGTTTAGTTGCAAAGAATCTGCCATAATAGGCATTATTTTTGGATTTGCAATGCTACCAATTTCCACGTTTGCCGGCATATAATTAAACAATATGCTATGAAAAATCCCGATTTTATCATTTAAAGTGACAGTTTCTTTTCTATATAGCGGAACCCCTTGAAGACCATCTCTCAATGACACGTCAAAAAAGATGGGTTTATTGATAGTTCTTTTGAATTTTAACGGCAAATTATATATCCGTTTAAGATTAGATGTCATACTTATTATATGGGATCTAATTTTTAAATGACTTGCACTATATACTTTACTCCAAAATTTTCTAGACTGAATCGGTTAAACTGTGTGTGAATGGATTCTCTCTGAATGCATTCAAAATATCGGGGCTAATTCTATCACATCCAATGCACTGATTGTAATATTGAGGAGCGCGCATTTTGCCGTACTCTTCTTTTGACATTGGCATTTGAGGCATGTTTGTAGGCACCCACATTCTGGTGTTATCTCTATCAGAATCTATTCTAGCAACGCTTACATTCATTTGTTGATTGTAAATATTCGTATTGCCGTGATTTGTTCTGCTAACAACAGCCTTCTCCTTGGATTCGTTGTTGTGTTGAGCATAAGCAGCTTCATAATTCATGTCTCCCCATGCAGATGAATAACCTCCAGCGCTTCCAGTGTAACTACAAGTTGTGGTGTCGCGCTGATTTGTGATTGGTGTTTGAGCATTGGTTTGGTATCCTCCACCTTCAATCTGGCTTCCAACGTAAGAATTTGGCGTGTACAATGTGGTTTCCTTAATGGTGGTTTTTGTAACATCGCGAGGATTCAAGACGTAACCATCGGAAACTGTTGTTCCAGCGTCTCCATATACGCGGTAATTGTTGGAATACTCTTCTCTTCTCGTGGGGTTAAACGCATCCATAATTGGAGCAATTACGGCACCAATGGCTCGGCTAAACCCGCTTCTCATTGTGTCGGGTTGTCTCATAGTCGCGCGGTTATTCGTGTAATTTGTGTGGCTTCTTAAAGAATTTTCCTTGTCAGTGTAGTCGCCGCGACTAGCGGCCGTAGAGCGACCAACTTGAAAAGCGGGGAGCTCGTTCTTTTTAGATTCCTCAAACGCGCTTGGAACATAATTCGCCACGCGATCGGCTGGCCCAGCAACCCCAGTGTAAGATTGCGTGGTGGTCGCACGAGTCGTTGAGTGAACCTCCTCAACTGGTCTAAGCATCTGACCCTTTTCTTGTCCAGTTGTGGTTAGCCAACGATCTTGCGTTTGAATGAAGAATGTGTCGGGGTGATACTTTTCAACCTTTCCAATAATTCCCACATTTTGAACGTGTGAATAAGAAGGCCCTTGATGGTTTTCTAAAGTATACTCCATTTTGGGGTTTGTGGAAACGCGCAATTCGTCAACCGTTTTTGGGAGCCAAGCATTTCTGGCTTCCATGCCAGAATTATAACCGCCACTCCCTTGCGTCGTATAACCTTGATCTAAACCAGGACCAACGTATTCGGACTCAAAAGGCTTGGTGTTGCTGCTCTTCATTCCAGGATTGACGCGAGATTGATAAAAATCGCTGTTATTTGGCGCACCAAATGCCCATTGCACATTGTCTTCGGGCTTGAATAGAGGGGCTTGCTCTATTTTTTTTATAACTTGAGAACCGCTTCCTATCATATTATCTAAAATGGTTTCCGCAAGATTGTTGTCGTACACTTGGCCCTTTATTTTTCCTCCGTAAAAGGGTATCATATTGTTGTGCTTGAAATCCGTTTTCGCAACATAATCACCGGTTAAAGAATACACTTGCTGAATATTATTTCCGACTTTAACTCCTTTATTCTGGTTTTTCTCGTAAGCATTTTGGTCAAAATATTTATCACTCGCTGCGTTTGGGTTCACATATTTCTGCACAGTGTCAACAAGTTGAGCCTCGTTGGGAACGGGGTAATTTTGAGGAGGTATGTTAGTGTTCGGCAAATAGTTTTTCTTTGCACCCATATTTGTAAATTTTTCAAAATTCTTTTTGTCTTTGCGATTTTTTGATGGATTGTCTTGATTTGAAACAACATATAAACCGCCTAATGCTAAAATTGGAATTGCAAACTCCATTAATATATATAAAGTATTATATTTTTATAATACGTTACTTATTAAATTGTTTTACAAGCGTTCTATTTGTTTTTTTTACTTTCCGACTATTTCGCAAGAGCTTTCGTGCGTGCACAATTGAGGTCCTTGAGGATATGATAAAGAACGTTTGCCTTGGTTCACGGGCAACGGCAACATCTGTGTGTTGATAACGCTGTCAGAAAAACAAGGAATTTTCGCAACAAAATTGTCCTTTTCTAAAATTCTTGTGCTTAAATTGTTTTGAAACGGCATGCAAGTATTTTCCTGAGGATTTAAAGGAAGTGCATACCAATTAACTTGTTCCAAATCGCGAGCCGTCCAAGCCGGCATAATAGTTCTAGATTCCTCGGTATATAATGCGGAATTGCTAGGATAAGAGACTTTCTGAGTGGGGACATTGAATTTCGTGTATTCGTCCTTTCCTAAACAATCCTTATTTGCTCTTCTGTTGACGCCTCTCAATTCACTTTCCAAATCAACACAATTTGTCATTAAATTGCCACCCCATGTTTGAATTCTTATTTGCGGGTCGGCCATATAAGCAGGTTTGTCGCCGTTTCCAGGAACATTCAAAATCCACCTACCGGGGTCAGTTGATTGTTGTAATTGTTTTTCAATTCTGCAAGGATCATCGTGAAATCTAGTAAAAGCCATGTTATTATAAATAGACAATATTTTATTATTGCAAAATCGCCCGTTAAAATTACAAGCTAAATAAAACTTAAAGTCAATTCTGATATTATTTTTACTATGGAATTGTCTGTAACTGAAAAAACGGCACCACCCACGTTGTGCTTGAATATGATAGTTAAAAATGAAAGCAAAATTATAACACGGTTGTTAGATTCGGTTTGTAATATTATAGATTGTTATTGTATTTGTGACACGGGTTCAACGGACAATACCGTGGATATTATTACATCCTACTTTGAATCAAAAAATATTACTGGAAAAATCGTTTTTGAGCCATTTAAAGATTTCGCTCACAATAGAAACGTTTCTTTTCAAAATTGTCTTGGAATGTCTGATTACGTTATTTTCTTAGACGCTGACATGGTTTTAAAGGTAAATTCATTTAATAAATCCGATTTGTCAACGGCTGACACATTTTCTATATTGCAAGGAACCGAAGATTTTTTGTATTATAACATGCGAATTGTTAGGAACAATGAAAATTATGGTTATTCTGGTGTTACACACGAATATATAAACACTCCTGACGATAATAGAAACATTAATCTTGAAAAAAATCAGTTGTTTATTCACGATATAGGAGACGGAGGTGCAAAATCCGACAAAAGCGAGCGAGATATTGCTCTTTTAACGAAAGGTCTGGAAGAAGAACCAACCAATGTTCGTTATCACTTTTATTTGGCAAACACTTATTTTGATTCGGGAAAAAATGAAGAGGCCATTGAATTTTATAAAAAACGCATTGAATTGGGTGGGTGGCACCAAGAAGTTTGGTATAGTTATTATAGAATTGGCCAAGCTTACAAAAGACTGGGAAAGATGAGTGACGCCATTTTTGTGTGGTTGGAAGGATATAATTTTTTTCAAGACAGAATTGAAAATCTTTTTGAAATTGTTAGCTATTATAGAGACGCCGGTAAATGCAAATTGGCTCTTATATTTTATAATTTAGCAAAGAATATATTGAACAAACGTCTAAAATGGGAGGATTATTTGTTTTTGCAAAACGACGTCTATACTTATAAATTGGAATACGAATATTCTATAATTGCAAATTATATAGACGTTAAAATTATAAACGATCAAATAATAACTATATTGAATCATTGCAATGACCAACATATTATAAATAATTTGTTATCAAATATGAAGTTTTATAAGGATATATTGCCCGCCAAAAAGAATATTCATTTTGGGTTTTCGTTTAATCATTTAATAAATGACAAATACTTTCACTTTAACTCATCGTCAAGTTGTATTATTCCAGATAAAAACAAGTCTGGATACTTGTTAAACGTGCGAAATGTTAATTACAAGATAGATTCAGGTGGTTACTATAATGATTACGGAAACCATATTACCACTATTAACAAGTTTTTTAAGCTGACCAAGGATTTCAAGGTTGTTTACGAGAGATTAATAGACATGGAATACGAAGATAGACAATATATTGGAATAGAAGACGTGAGAATTTTTAGAAATCTAGAAGAACAGGCTGAAGAGCCTTCCGACGACGACATTATATTTATTGGAACGGGTTATCATAAAAACGACAAAATAGGAATTGTTACTGGAAGATACGCTCCCATGGATGAAAACAACTGTTTGAAACCCATTGAAATTAAACCCACATTTATAAATTCAGATTGCGAAAAGAACTGGGTTTATGTTGACGTAAACAATTCATTGCAAGTTGTATATAAATGGTTTCCTCTTACTTTGTGCGCCATAAATGAAGAAGCAGGCCAATTAAATCAAGTTAGAACTGTGGAAATGCCACGGATTTTCAATCACGTGCGAGGATCAACAAATGGGTTTAATTATAACAATGAAATATGGTTTGTCGGGCACATTGTTTCATACGAACAGCCTAGACATTATTATCACATATTTTCAGTGTTTGACGAAAATATGAAATTGTTGCGTTATTCAGCGCCGTTTAAATTTGATACAGAATGCATTGAATATTGTTTGGGGTTAATAGTTGAAGACGATCGCGTTATTTGCAGTTATAGTTCTTGGGATAGAACAACTAATATTGCTATATACGATAAGGATTATATTGAAGGGATGATTAAATACATTCGCTTGTAAGAATCCAATCAACTGGATTATAAGTAGTAATGCGTAATAATTCTCGCGTCGTGGTCGCAGTTGTATGGGTAAATTAGATCGGGATGTTCCAAACAAACCAGAAGCCAAACGTTAACCTCCCACATTATTGTTTGTTTTTCTTCAATTATTTGAATGCATTTTTGCTTTGTTAAATCTGCGAATTTTATTAATGCAGCCGAGTCGCCGCCAAAAACTCCTCCAGCGAAAAACCACATAACGTCTTGATAAATATTATTATTAAAGTTTGCGCACATCATGTGATACATTGATGGATCCCATATAGAAGCAATGGCGACGTTTTCATACGTTTTTTCTTGCATTCTAATAATCGCATTTGAAAACTCGTCAAACGTATTTCCTCGGAATACATGATTTATTCCAAAATCAATCCAAATAAATTGTGTTGATTGAAACGGATTCATTTCAATCGCGCGTCTAACATGTTCTGTTTTGTTGCAAATGGTTAACATATAATCCATTGTATCCTTTCCTGGATAAGTTGTATTCAAATGAAAATTTGTAAGCTTGTCTGCGTATTGATAGAGATAATTTTCTTCTTTTTTAACTGGAACTATAACATTGTTGGAGTTAAAACAATCTTGGGGCAACAAATCTATAAGCAATTCGTCAAAAAAAATGATTTTATTCACTGGAACGGCCATTAGTTTTTTCCCATATTCAATGTAATCCGCGACACTTCTATCATGTCTCTGATTTGCGTTTGCTATAAACGCTGATACAAATGTAACTTTGTTGTTGTTGTCGTTATTTTCTTCCATTTACAATAATATAAATTGGCGTTTAGTATTTATATTATTAATTTGAGTTAAAACTTTGTTTCTTACAAATGCCATTTGTATGGGCCTTGACCGTGAACTAAGATTGTTTCTTTTTCCGGCTCAACGAGCATGTCGTTCTTTTTCCCATATACAGTCCAATTAAACTTACCATTCTTGCCATAAACTTTAAATTGATTATTTTCAATTTCAGAAGTCTCGTAAACATTTTTGGTTGGATTTGGATTTGGATTCGGATTCGGAGTCGGATTTGGTTTTGAACGAATCGCTGTTAATTCAACGGTTAAGTCGCTGGCAATGGATGAAACATACCCCGGTAAATAAACTGTCGTTGAATTGTCGTCAGTTATTTCGCCTTTTCCGCGATAGTAAACCCCGACTTCTGGTCCCTCTAAACAAGCATGCACTAAATATTTTTTTTCATCTGCAGGATGATCTATAATAAAAGTTTTTCCTGGACCAGTGGGACCGGTGCAACACGCACCAGTTGGGCCAACGGCTCCTATTTGGCCAGTGGGACCAACAAGACCTCTTGGTCCATCAATCCCCTGAGGACCCTCTGGGCCATTGGAACCGGGCGTAATTGAATTGCAACATTTTTTTTCACCAAAATAGCCTAAATAATTTAAATTTGACATTTGTGTATATTATATATATTTACGACTATATTTAATATAATGTTGATTAATATTTTAATTTTTCTTGTTCTTGGTCTTATTCTTATTCTTGTTCTTGGTCTTATTCTTGTTCTTGGTCTTGGTCTTGGTCTTGTTCTTGGTCTTGGTCTTGGTCTTGGTCTTGTTCGTTTTTACGTTTGTTATTAGTACCATTTATAAGGACCATCACCATTAACAACAATTGAAGTTTTGTCTGGTTCAACTAAAATTTCATTGCGCATGCCATAAACCGACCAATAAAACATGCCATTTTTTCCATATACATTAAACTCGTTATTTTCAACTTCATCTGCTTCCAAAGCGTTGTATTCGCCTCGTTCTTTTGAGTAAATAGATGTCACTTGAACAGTAAAATCTGAAGCCAGTGATTTAACATAATCGGGCAATCTAACTGTCGCATATTCACCGTTTGTTATTTCAGCTTTTCCTCTGTAATAAACACCCGCTTCTGGACCCTCTAAACAAGCGTGAACCAAATATTTTTTGGGATTTAATGGATGATCTATAATAAATGTTTTTCCTGGGGGGCCAGTTGGGCCGCGACAACTTCTGCCAGTTGGGCCGGTGGGGCCGGTGTCTCCAGTTAAACCAATCGGACCTCTAATTCCAGGAATACCTTGAGGCCCGACGTTGCCAGCAGGCCCGCTAGTATTGCAACATCTTTTCCCTCCTAAATAATTTGTATAGTTGTTTGAATAACTCGCCATTGTTATATTATTATTATATTACATTGCGATAATATAATAATTTTTATTTGTTTTTTAGATTTGTTGTTTTTCGTTGTTTCTCTTATGTGTTTCTCTTATGGTGTTTTTTTGTTTTAGTTTTTACATTTACAGTGTCTGCGTCTCTTTTATTGTTGCTGAAAAGTTGTTGCATCCATTATTGAAGTAAGTGTCGGAATATATATCCAATTGATTGTTAGTGTTGAGACCAGTTGAAGAGCTTCACGTTAACGCGTGGTTGACCATTCAGAAATTGATAACTGTTGAAAATAACGATGCCACTGATGTATTTTTCACGGTGGTCCATGACAATGACTGGTTCTTCCAGTTATTGAACCAGCAATATAAACCCATCTATTGTGACCCCAAGCAACTTCTACACCAAAAGCACGAGAGTCTATTTCTGCTTCTGTTCAATTATTTATATAAAAACAAATTTTTACACGACCCAATGCTAAAACGCTCTAAAGTCCTTTTTATCTTATTGCACGCGGTTTCATTATTTGGCTTCTAGTGCGTCTACGCGGGCTGTCAGCGCCTCGATGAGGACTTGTTGTTCTTTAATGGATGCTACAAGTAACGGTATCATATCAGTGTACGATAAATACAGACATTCAGATTCACTCAAAACCTTTGATGGGTTGTCTGGGTCAACCGCTTCTCTAACAATTCCTGTGCTTACTGCTTCTGGTAATACTTTCTGGACGTCCTGAGCTATTAAAAACGGTCTTATAGTGCCATTTTTATCAGCTTTATATTTTCCCATAACCGTTCGTAGTGTCATGATTTTAGCAGTCGCGTTTAC